CTTGCGATCGACGTCGTTCAGCGCCTTGTTGAGGAGGACGGTATCGGTCGGCTTGATCGTGAAGCTGACGCCCTGTGTTGGTCTAGCCATTTGCGTGCCTCGTCCCAATCCGTGGCGTTGATGCCGTTGGCCACCGCCAGCGGCGTCGTCAGCTCCATCCGATTGCAGGACGCGGCTAGGAGCCGTCTCGCGTCCCGACTCAGTTTCCCCCTTCGGAGTACAGGGCGTTCACCTGTTCCAGAAGGGGTTTGACCGCGTTCCAGTCGCAGGCCATCGCGTCCTCGAGCGTGGCGAACACCGGTTTGCCGTCCCGGTGCAGGTGGCGGGCAAGCAGCCAGGCGGACGCCTTGAGGTCCTCGCCCGGGTTCTTGGCCACGAAGTCGGCCAGCACCACCGCGTCCAGGACAGTCGGCCGGGTCAGCTCGCAGGCGACGCCCGCGAACTGGATGGGCTTCGGCTGGCCCTTCAGCGCCCGGGTCAGATCGTCCAAGTGCCATCTCCCACGAAGCTGATGGTGGCCTTGACCAGGTCATCGGTCGATGCCCTCGCGCTGACCTCGGTGATGAAGGCGTTGCCCGACCAGGTCTCGCCGGTGTTCCAGGTGAATACGCAAGCCACTGCGCCGGTGGCGTTCTCCATCGCGTCGACGATGGCGCCGTGGTCGCTCTTGTCGTACAGCACCTCGATGCTGCCGGAAACGCGGGCGACCCCGTACACGTTCTTTTCCCAGCTGTCGCCGAGCGACGTGGTGGGCAGTACCGTGCGGGAGGCCGTGACGTTTGACGACTCCACGAAGAGCGACACGCCCGCGACGCTTGCCGCGGACAGGGCAGATGAGTTAGCCATAGAACACCTCGAAGGTGGAAACCGCGATGGATGGTCGGTGCTCGTCGCCCTCGCCCACCGCCATGGTGTCGAGGGTGCGGCCCTTGTAGATCACGCTGTTCACTGTGACGCTGGCGAAGGTGCCGGTGCGCTCGACCGCGGTACGCACCAGGTCGGCGTTGGTCAGGGCGTCGCCGGGCTCGTCCGAGATGCTCCGCACCTCGACCGTGGCGATGGCCTTGCGGGCGCCGATGACGGCCGTCTCGTCGGAGGTGACGTCGTAGTAGACGCACGGGAGGCCCTCGGCCTGGAGCCTCGAGCCGAGGGCGATCCGCCCGCCGACGGCGGTGCTGAGGGCCGTGCCGGGCGTGCCGGTCGTGAGCATCGAGTACACGGCCTTCTCGATCACTCGACCACCTCCACCACCCGGACGATGGCGGTGCGGTGCTTGTTCTTCATGTCCTGGATGGCCACGATGCTGCAGACCCGGCCGTTGAACGCCACCCGCCACCGCTCGGTGACGCCGTAGCGCTGCAGGGTCGGCCAGCGGCAGACCAGGTCAAAGGTGCGGATGACGGCCGGGCCGCCCCCCCACTCGCCTTCCACGGCCCCGACGTCGCGGACCTCGGCCCGGACGTACGTCTTGGTCGCCCAGGACGGGTTGGGACGGCCGAGGGCGTCGGTGGTGTCGGTGGGCTGCATGATGCCCACGACGGTGTTCAGGAGGCCGCAGGCGATCATCGGAGGGCACTCCGCACGCTACGAGCCTGAAGGATGACCTCGGCCGAGAACGGCACGGGCCGCAGGTCGACCGGGGCCGCCGCCTCCACGTTGGTGTACCAGTGAGCGACCAGGGCGATGCCGGCCTGCATCAGGTCGTGCGGCACGGCGTTGCCGAAGCCGCAAGTGTAGGTGATGTCGACGGTGCCGTAGTCGGGCGACTCGTCGGTGTCGAAGACGAGGAGCGACAGCGGCCCGTCGGTGTACCGCACCTTGTAGTCGGTGCCGGGCAGGACTGCCGGTGCCCCGCTCTTCTCGTACACGATGACCGGGTTGATGGCGTTCGGGGCGCCCTCGAGCAGGCAGTCCTTGAACGTGTTGAGGTACTGCCGCTTCGTCGCCGTCCCGAGCGTGAGCCCGGTGCGGTGCTCGATGTAGTCCTTGGCCGCCTTGACGAGGCGCGCAAGCTCCGCGTCGTCGTCACGGATCTCGACGCGCAGTGCCTGCCGGAGGTTGTCGAGCGGGATCCAGAGCATTTGAAACCGGGGGCGAGGCGGGAAGCCCCGCCCCCGGGAGGTAGAAAGGAGTCCGAATCACTCGCTCTGGACGAACGTGATGCCCGCGAACGCCTCAGGCAGGGTCACGTGGAAGTCGTAGCGGGCGTAGGTGAACAGGTTCACCTGCAGGTTGGCGGAGCCCGAATACGGGTCCACCATCATGGTCATGCCCAGACGCTCGAAGAGCGTGGCATAGTCGAGGTTGCCGACCATCACGCGGGTCTTGTTGCCCGTGGCAATGGCGGTCTGGTCGACCTGCTGGCTGATGATGTACGGGATGCCGTAGATGGTGCCCGGGATGCCGCCGGTAAGGTCCTGATTGGCACCGACCTTCCAGACGTACTCGTTGTCGCCGGAAGTACCGGAAGAGGAAATCTTGACCTTGCGGATGCTCTTGAGCGCATCATCGTCCAGGATCCACCGGAAGTTGCCGGTGCGGTACTGCGGCTTCACCTTGTGGGCGCAATCGATGAGGTTGTCGCCCGTGATGTTGGCGTACTTGTTGCCGCCGGTGACCTTCTGGCTGGCGGTATGCGGCGCGTCCATAAGGCCGCTGGTCCATGCGTTGCTCACGCCGCCCTGCACCATCGCCTTCTCAAGCAGGATGTTCATCGACGTGGCCTGCTGCCGCATGATGTAACCTTGCATGTCGGGGTTGCCGACCGCGTCGGCGAGGGCCTCGATGGAAACCGTGTTCCGCGTCACGACCTTCTTGGGGTCGACCGTGATCTGGGAGCTGAAGGTCGGATCGGTCGCGGTGATCGCGCCCGCCTCGGTCACGAAGTTCGAGGCCGGGAGGGTTCCGCCGATGGGGATCTTCTTGTCCCCGTCGATGCTCACCCGGGCGACCTGGCCGACCAGCGTGACCGGGTCGTACAGCTTCTCGATGATCTGCTTGTACATGTCGGACGGCACACCGATGTTGCTGGTGCCGGTCGAGATGGCCCGGACTTCAGAGACGTTGCCGGTGCGGAGGTAGTTCCAGAACGCGGCCCGGTACTCCGGGGTCGCGGTCACGTCGGACCCGCCGAGGCGGGCGAGCGGGGCCGGGGCGCTCCGCAGCTGGGCGTTCGCCTTGGTCGCCAGCTGCTCGATCCGCTTCCAGCGGGCCGAGTCCTGGGCGGAAAGCTCGAGCTCGACGGCCCGCTTGTTGAGGGCGTCGAAACGCTCCTCCACCTCGGCCGCCGACCAGCCTTCCTTGTTGTCGTTCACCTTCCGCATCTCGGCGGCGATGCTGCCGAGCTCGTGGTGGATGCTCATGGTTGCCATAGTTCGATGCTCCGAATTTGCAGCTCGCGGGCTCGTCGCACGCGGGCGTCGTTGTTGGTTGACCTCAGGGCCGCTTCCGTCTGCGGGTATGCGGCCTGGATGACTACGGACACCTCGACGAGGTCGACGTCGAGAAGTGTTCTGGTGTTGCCCCGCCACTCGTCCTTGCGGACCGAGAAGCCGAAAGACATCTGGCCGTCGAGGTCGCCCCGCTCGAGGAGCGTGCGGACGTCGCGGCCGAGGGTGGTGTCGGGAAGGTCGGCCTCGAAGCGGAGGCCCTTGGCGTCGCTGGCGAGGCGGAGCGTCTTCGACGTGCGGCGGGCGAGCAGCTGCCCGGGCTCATGGTTGTAGAGCAGCAGCACGTCGGGGTTCTCGAGCAAGGTGCGGTCGAACGCCCGCGAGTCGATCCGCTCGATGAACTTCCCGCGGGCCCCGTAGAGTTCCTGGCTGTCGACGCCGAAGACGGCGGCGTAGCCGGTGAGGGTGTTCCCATCGCGGGCGACAGGCGCGAGACGACGTTCAACCCGTGAAGTCATTGACGCTCCCTGCCGTCTGGCTGGTGTCATCGCCGGCGTTGGTGGTGCCGCCGCCGGTGCCCATGTTCTTGGCTAGGATGAACTCGTCGCCGTCCGGGACAGGGTCGAGGTCGAGCCGTGCCCGGGCCTCGTTCCTGGTGATGATCGAAGCCTCTACGCCGGTGCGGATAGCCGCCATCGTCTCGGCGAGGGTCGGGCGCACGACGGTGTCGTAGTCCCAGATCACGCGGCCGACGCCGCCCATGACCTTCCGGCGGTATTCCTGTGCCCATTGTTCGGCCCAGTGCGAGAGGCACGCATCGACATACATCCGCAGCAGCGCTTCCATGCCGGCGCCGGTAGGGCCCCCGCCGAGGTTGAGGTAAGGGCTGGGGACGCCGAAGATCCGGGCGATTTCCTCGACGGTGAAATTGGACGCCGCGACGTACACGCTGTCCTCGAGCGTGCCGCCGATCGTCTCGACCTTCATGCCCTCGGCCAGGACGATCGGCCGGCCGGCGTTGTCCGCGCCCGCGTGCCGTTCCATGTAGGAGTTAGCGATCCGCTGCTGTGCCTCGGGGCTGAGCGGTCCCGGGTGCACCAGGGCGATCTTGGGCACGCCGGCGTTGCCGAAGACTGCGTTGCCGGTACGGGCGAGGTTCTGACCGAGCGAGAACGAGTCACGAGCGGTGCGGATCGGCGATTTGCCCCAGATGCCGTCCGAGCCGAGGGCCTTCACGTGGAAGACCTCCTCGGGCTCGATCAGCCCCATGCGGCCGTGGCGATAGCGGATTGTCCCGCCGGTGGTGTCGAGCGAGATTTCCTCGGGCAGCAGCAGCTGCAGCTCGACCGCCTGGCCTCGCCCGTCGCGGGCCACGTAGGCGAACGCGTTGCCGTACAGCAGGACGTTCACCATCATCGCCCTGCGGAACTCGAACTGCGTGTGGTAGCGCGAGGGATCGCCCTCGAGCAGGTCGCCCGCGCCTCCCTCGACGCGGGCGCCCAGCCGTGCGATGTCCCCACTGATCAGCTGCACCGCGCGATATGCGGCGGCGATCCGCAGGGCGCCTTGCTCTGTGAGGTCGGGCGCCGCTGCGGACGAGATGGGCCACCATCCGAACGTCGAGACGCTCGGTGCCGATCTGCGCTGCAACGTACCGCGAAGCCAGTTGAGCATCGCGCCCCCGGACACAGGATGTAGCCGCCCCCACGGAAGCTACTCAATGCCCGAGGCCTCGTAGACAGACGCTGCTCGGTTGGCCTCGAGCGAGTACGAGTGTACCGCCATCAGCGCAGACATCAAGGGATCGATGATCTTTCGCCCGGTCTTCACCGGACGGATGTTCCCGTTGTTGTCGCTCCACACCTCGACGTCGGCGCATGCCCGTCTAAATATCTCGTCCGCCTGAAACACCATGCGCTTCGACACCCAGTAGTTCTGGAATACCTGACACGCAGGGCCGAGCGTCGAGATGGTCATGGGGTACTCGACGAGCGGGACCGCATCTTGATGGACTAAACACTGCGCGAGGTACGTCGAGCCCCACTTGTCGAACGCCACCTTGCGGACGTCGAAGAACGCCCGCCACGCCGCGACCTGGTCGCGGATCGCCTGGTAGTCGACCTCGCGGCCGGGCGTCAGGCAGATCCGGCCCTCCGATTCCCACCTCCGCAGGGGCATGGCGTACTCGAGCTCCCGGTCGCGGGCGCTGTCCTGGGGCCACCAGTACTTGCCGACGATGGCCAACCGGCCGTCCTCCATCGGGACGCAGGCCACCAGGGCGCTCATGTCGAAGCTCTTCGACAGGTCGAGCCCGAGCCACGCCGGACGCCCGCGGAGCTTCTCAAGCTCGACAGTCGCATCGTCCCAGTAGTCCATGTTCAACCACCCCCCCACCCCATACTGCGGGCGGCACAGCTGGTAGCGGGCGAACTCGTCTTGCTTGACCTTGGAGACGCTGCAAGACGCCCACAGGTCGCGGATGCCCTGCAGGGTCGGCTGCACCGGCAGGCCCGGGTTGGCCTTCAGCCATACCGCCTCGTCGTGCAGCTCGTCGTCGTCGTCCACCCCCCACAGCCAGTACTGGTTGGAATCGATGTCGATCCTTCCCTCGAGCACCGCCTGCCCGGTCTTGACCTCGTCGGCGTACCAGTTGTCGGGGTTGCTGCCGGGCGTCGAAATGACCACGCCCAGCGTCTCCTTCCGCTTGGCCGCCGTGGTGGTCAGCTTCGTGGCGAAACGGCCCCGCCACTCGTGGGCCTCGTCGCCGATCCACAGGCTGGGGTTCAGGCCGTCGAGTGACTTCGAGCTTGTGGTGTGGGCCGAAAGCTTGCAGTCAGCTCCAAGGCGCTCAACCGTGTACTGCCTGCTGACCAGGTCACCACCAGCCCGGTTGCTCATGGTCTTGGCAGTGTTCAGGAGCGTGGCGGCCTGGTCCCGCTTGTTGGCGATGATGTCCACCCGCCGGCCGGCGGCCGTGGTCAAATCGAACAACGCCAAGGCGGCCATGAACGTCGTCTTGCCGGCACCGCGACCGACCTGCACCAGGGCGAACTTGGTGCGTCTCAAGCCGGTGTCTTTCCGCCGCCATCCGTACAAGCCCGCGACAACCCACAATTGCCAAGGCAACAGGCGGTAGTCCTGGTCCGAGTCGTCACCCACCAGACCGCAACGGTGCACGAACTGGGCGATGCGTTCAACCGTGTTCCAGTCCATCTCAAGCTCGGGCCGCTCGAGGTCACGGGCCCACCGTTCCGCCGCTAGCCGGATGTAGGCCCCGGCCGGAAGCGAGCCGTCCAAGATCGATTGGACGTAGCCAGTGACGGTTTCTTTGGCGTGGACCCGGACGGGCCGTCCCTTTGGGCGCGATAATGTCATGGTTTTCAGCCTGATTTTCCTTGTGCGCTTTTTGCTGAG